TGTGCTGCTCGCAGATACTTCTCTCGCTTCTCAGGGTCTCCTTCATAATCTGCTTGTACCATTAAGACAACGCCTTGAAATGTGTCCGTTGAGATGTTACTCAAGGCATCAATCGCATCCATGTCTGGTGGAACTTCTACGTTAAGAAACCGCAGGCACTCTTTTGTTGAGCTTTCAATTAAACGATTAAGCAAATCATCGTCTTGATTGTGTGTTACTCGTAGATATTTTTTAACGTCTGCAAGATAGCTCATTTATATTCCTTTATCGCAGCAAATGGCGGCACTCGGTTTGCATACATTACACGAGGGAAAGTTTTATGCGCTTTCCAGCGCCATGTTTTACCATTCGCTGCATAGGTGTCGTTTACACTTGGGCTTGCGGGGAAATCTAACGCTGCCATGTTTTTTCCTTATGTTGCTGGGCGTAACGCCATCGTTACTGAGTTTGTTGAAAAATTGTTTGAATCAGATTGTGAAAATGTCCATGCAGCAGGGTCATACTCGCCACCAGTCCACAATATATTTCCCATGCCAATCGTTGCATCGTTGTCATCGTTTGCGCCAGCCGTTAAGAAGTTGCTCAAGTAAGCAGCGCCAAATGTATTTGTGCCGCCTGTGCGCGCCGTGCCTGCCGCTACGATAATCTGTGCGCCTGCCGTGACTGGAGTAATTGCAGGTGGGTTGGGGATGCCTGTATTTGTTTGCGTTGCTGTCGTGCTTGTTACATCAAGCGGTGTAGTAGTGTTGACGTTGCGCCATACCTGAATTGCTAAAGCATACGCATCTGCGGTTGAGCCTGTGCCGCCTGTAATCGTTGCAGATGTATCTGGTGTTCCACCCATGAATTTTCGACCGACTTGCAGGTTTGAATCCTCGGTATCATTTGCATACAAATCTACAATCTGGTCATACCCTGAGATTCGGTAGGATTTATCTGAAGTGCCACACATTTCGAGTGCAATAATTACAAAATCACCAGCCTGCGGCGCAGTGTTAGTGCCGCCCGTTAGACTTGTAAGCGATACAGATATGTTGGACGTTGTGCCTGACCCTGACTGTGTTCTGCCGCCGACATAAATCAGCTCTTTTGCGGCAACCAATCCGCCGAGAATTCCCATGTTTCTAAATCCGCCGAACATTAGGTCTGCACCGCCCAAGCAGCGACACAATCGGCCTCAGTCGTGCCGAAAGAAGTCACGGTCAGGATGCCCGTTTTACCAGATGCGATAGATGCGGGCTTTGCCCCGACAAATACCCAATCGTTAGGGAAGGTTAGAGTTCGGCTAGAGCCTCCTGCGATAATTCGCGCGGTCTTGATTGCGCCAGCACGATAGTTAGATGCAGTAAAGGTCACAGTGCCAGCAGCAGACCGTGTAGATAGCCCAGTGCCGCCGGAGAAGTCTAGTGCTACTGTATCGCTGCCCTCAGTTGTTAAGCCAATGTCGTAGTTGTCTGAGTATGATACCCCGCTAACATATAGTTTGCAGCCCGTTCCATCATCATCATCAGTACCAATCAGCAAAGCATCTTCATTTTCTCCAGCACCAAACCGAGCAATTTCGACGCCATCGCGAAGTATATTAACCCGCTCCTTAGACCTTAGAGTGATATGCCCGTCGGTTGATTCTATTGTGGTGTCATTCTCTTCTGTGCGGAGAATTAACCTATGGTCAAAAGGCTCTAGTTCCTCATTTACTCCTTTTCGCCCAATAACGACAGCAGCCTGTTCTTCTAAATCCTCATTAACCCAAACACCATTACCAACGTAGCCAGTAACATCGTCAGGTAGCGCAAATGCGGTTAAAAGTTTATAGCCGTCAGGGTTTGTGTCTGTGCCGATGAGTACATTGCCGTCAGTGGTAAATATAGCCACTTTAACGCCGTCCGTGGTTACAATAACCCGACCATCTGTGCCAGTATCAATTACTTCAACGGAACTGTTGCCTTGCTCGATGATTGAGCCGCCGCTTACTCCGGCAATAGAATCCCCATCGGGAAGCTCGGACAGCTCCCCGCTGATAATAACAAGGGGTTTTCTTGTTGTCATACTTTATGCCAGCACGATTGGTTGTTGAGCTTCAAAGCTGATTGCAGTTGTGCTAATCGCTACGCCGAGTTTCTGCACTACGTTACCAGTAGATGAAGGTGCAGTAGAAGTAAACCCACCAGCCGAGGTAGCAAGGAACACGACGCCAGCAGTTGCGCCGGAAACTTGCGTGTTTGTTCCTTCAAAATAAACCGTAGCAGGGTCGCCGTTGTCTACGGCTGCAAGGACAAAACCATGCGCCTCTTTACCCGCAGTAGTAGCGTCAGCCTTTCGAACCTTTGCGCCAGTGTCATTGTAGACGTTTACAAAATCCCCAGCGGCAAGAGCCTCGCCAGCGGTTACAATGGCAGTATCAGCACCAATACCAACAGGCAAAACGCTGGAATCCAGACGACCTGTGTTATCAAGCGCAACGATTTCGCCAGCATCGCCAGCACCAGCAGAAACAACAGTTGCTTCTTTCTCGGTCAGTGTGCCTGCATTATTACGAATATATTTGTCAGCCATTTTAAGCTCCTAAAATAATTGGCTCGCGGAGACTAACAAAAAGCGAGGTCGGTGTCTCCGCAAAACCGACAATTTGTGAAAATCCGGTGCTTGGCTGTGTTTGAGTTAAAAGGCCATTATTGTTAAGATAAACTGGCAAGCTAACATCAAAACTCCACCCATTAAATTCAATAAATCCGAACAATAAAACATCTACATTTTCGCCCATTGATGCAGATGTAAGAGTAATGCCAATCACCTTGCCTAAATTAGTTAAGTCGCTTTGATTGGCATAGGTAACAGTTTCATTAGAGTTGCCAATAACAAACCTTTGCCCGCCTAAATTTTCACCAGCAATTTTGGTGACGTAGTTTTGTCCAGGAGTTCCAATTGGGCCTTGTATGCCTTGTTGCCCTTGTGGGCCAGCAGTAATTATTTCAACAAGCTCTACATCCTGCTCAATTATTTCGAGAACAGCATTCATTTTGTTACCTCTGGACTTACTGTGACAGCTCCTTGAATCAATCTTGTAATATCACCGTATGGAGAAATTAACTCAAGGTCATAAACTCCTCTGCGAATATCAAGGTCAGTTGTTCTTGCGGCATCTATTTCGATATTTATAAAACCATAATCACTGCCAAAAGTAATAGATTCATCGCTGCCATCGCTTGTTAGCTCAAGTTCGACAGTTTCAGCTTGAGATGACTTTCTAATTTGCATTCTGGCTTCATAGCCCCACAGGTCAATTCCCTGCCCATCGCTATCTTTCCATCTTAAATTTAGCTTAAAGGTTGCGCCCTGCTCAATCAATATATCGTAGTTCGCAGCCGCCATGATTATTTCCTCTTAAATACAAAAGAGCCAATATCTTCACGACCGATATTAGTCTCGCCTCTGTTAAATTCTATGAAATCAAATCCGTGCATTTTCATGTAGTGGCATAATCCACTGAATGTGAAGTACCAGTAGTGTTCGTCTTTACGGTAATGCTTTGACCGCATAACGTGAGCATATCCATCAAACAAAGGGATGGACATAAATACCCATTTTGCTGCGTGCTTTAATACGGTTTGCGGGTCTCTAATATGCTCAAAAGAATCCCAAAATGTTATGGCTTCTTCTTGATTAGGTTCTTTATATAATCCACGCTCTTGTAGCCAACTAATAGCAGCAGGATTAACATCCACACCGTAAGCGTTGCCATGAGCCATAACAAAAGAGCCAGAACCAATCCCGACATCAAGAACAGTGCCAGCATGATGCTTATTAACGAAATCACAGCGGAATTGATTGAGCTGAGAGCATATTTGACTGCCTTCATAGCTCTGATACTTGCGGAAGTAAGATTCATCATAAGGGCTTTCTTTTACCTCGTAATATCCGATTCCAACTTCAGGCAGCCACAAAAGCTGGTTTTCTGATAGCGATTCAATATCCATAATAAGGAACCTTGTTTCTTAATTTAATCATCGCCATCAATTTTTTGTCGCAAGTAATGTTATGCTTCTGAAAATTCTTGCGAATCCAAGTATATTCTGCCTCTGGCGTATGCCCAATCGGGTCGGATGGGTTATTTCTGCGCCATCTTTCGTTCACGTTATGCACTCTTGACTGAAAGAAGTCAAAACCAGTGATATAAATAGACTTAGGATTGTATCTAAGCACGTCTAGGATGGCAGAAAAGCCAGTCGTAGGGATATGCCTACCCAATAGCTCAAAATGCTCTACAAACTCCTCTACGGTAGGCACATAAGTGTCCGTAAACCAAAAGTCCTTGCGGAATTGATAGATATAACGAAAATCAATGCCGTTTAGTTTGCCATTTCGTTCATGCCAGCGTGATTCCATGAATTTAGCGTCTGGACATTTGCACATACATAAATAAACGCCGTCATCCTGCAATTCTTGCGCCGTTTTTTTGATTGAAGTGCCATAAAACGAGTAATGCACGTCTGTTTTTTTGCCAGCAGTTCCTATCAATTTGTAGTTATTTACTCTTACAACTACATCGTGTGAATCAATAAATCCAGATTCATTAGATAAAGTGGTTGGCCCTGACCCTACGATTGCGACAGATTTGCCTTCAAACACCTCAAAAAGCCTACTTTTGTCGCAAAAATTCATTTATAACCTCAGTAATTTTAGAATTTTCCCAATTATCCACGACAAATAGCGAATTTTTATGCTGAAGTATTTTTTCTGGCTTGATTGTGTTGATGTATTGGTCTACAGACCGCAATCCTTTATAAGCCCATACATACAGCCCTTTTTTGTCAAAAGATTCAGCTAAAGGGATTAAATATGAGCAATAACCGACAAACCCATCGGCAACGGATGCTATATCAAACAAATCGGTTACGGATGTTTTATCGGCAAGGTCTATATCAATGCCATTTAGTGTATATATCGGCTTGCCTTTGCCAATTTGAACTATTGTGCAATGCGGTTTTAATTGGTCAATGACAGACTGCATGACTTTTTGCTCTGGCAATAAGTCCAAAGCATACTTGTCTGCCCTGCCCATTGGCTGTCGTGGTAGCTGGACTACGATTAGCGGCTTTTCTGACTTTAACGAATCAATTAACTTGTGATTCTGTGGAATCCAATCAATCTTTAATTCTACACTTTCTACAATACCAGCTTGCAAGCAGCAGTCCTTAAATTGTGTAGTGTCCTTGAAACTTTTGCGGGCAGAATAATGAGCAATGATGTCAATATGCTGCCGAGTAAATGGTATAAATGAAACCTTGCTTTTAACTGGCAAAAATACATCAGGCCAATCTGTTGCAACAGTCAGTTGTTGATTTTTTTGGACGTAATATCGGACAACCGATTGCAAGTATATCGCATCGCCAAGTCCACGTCCAGCCCGAATTACCTTTGCCCTCATCGCCATAAAGCCTCAAAAATACTGGCTTTTGGAAAGCAATCAAGCGCAGTTATCTTGCTTACATTAACAACCTTGCAATCCGCCACAAAATCCGCCAATTTAGCGAATTTGTCGGGCCATTTATCAATTCTTGTGGCGTTTCCCAACCCTTTTACATGGTCGCCATGCCAATGTGATTTTCCATCTGTTTTTTGTAAATCATAGCCAAGCATAACTATTTTTTTTGCCCCGCCATGATAAGCAAGACTGACTGCATTTGCGCCAGAATTGCCAAAATTCTTGAAAAATTGCCTATTAAGCTGCGTTACATTTGGATATTTGATGGGATTGCAGCTAAACATCTGTCCATCAAAGTTTCTATTCACATCATGGTAGTAAATATCCCACCATTGTTTATCCATTGCATATAGCGCATCAGCCCATGTAGCGAGCTGATAAGTATTGTTTACAACGATGACGGCTGTATTTTCTTGGGCCTGCCGCCACGTTTTGACGGTTTCGATGTCGTCTCTTGTGAGACTTGGGCCGCTGGCAATGCAGACGACTGTATATCCACGCCAGCGGGAGTAAAAGGCTCTTGCCTAATTACCTTTGTTTCGTATTTTTCAACGATGCCTTGGCGCAAAAACTGAATGGCTTGATGCTCTGGTATCTCAGCAACAGTGCCTGGTCTAACCTTACCAAGTTTGTCGTGATACATCAGTTTCAAAAAATTGACTTTCATAATATCCTCGTTAAGAAAAGGGAGGCCGAAGCCTCCCAATTCACACTATGCCAAATTAGGCAGAGAAAGCACCATACAGAATGCCGGACGGACGCTCAACACCCAGACCAAGGCGTTCTTCAACGCGGATAGTGACAAGGTTGCGGGTAAAGTCGTCATTGACATAGCCCATTTCAACTGTTGCGCCTTGACGAGCATAGACAACGGCAGAGCGTGCCAGTGCGCCAATCAAGAAGTTGCCTGGTTGCATGAAGTTAGAAAGCACTACACGAACACCGAATGGATTAACACCAGCAGCAACTCCAGGCATACCATATAGATAAGCACCGGAACCTGAACCTTCGCGAGTACGCTCCATTGCGCCCCAGTCAGCAGGATTCAAGATAACTGCGTCAGGCATATTGCCAGTTGCCCACAGTTGATACTTCGCACGGTTGATAGCGTCAACAACCAAGTCATCAGAAACTGCGCTGTATGCGGTGTAGTTGCCGCTGTCAGTCAGACCGGAGAGGTTTGGAGTTGTGCCATTGCCGAGCAACAGTTGGCGGTCAACTTCTTGAGCCAGACCATCGCGTGCGCGTGCGTCAATATAAGCAACGATAGCAGGAGCGTCTGCCAGCAGTTGGTTGGATACCTTAATCCAGTGAGCAATAGTTTCAACGGTGACATTGTATTGTTCAAAGGTAATATCGGATTCAGGCTTGGCAGCACCTTGCAGAACGCCAGCAGCACTGTTGTTCCAAGTATCTTCACGCAAGCTGTTTACCAGCAGAGTGGAGACAGGAACAGTACGCAGAGCAGCGCGGATGGTGGTAGGTGCAAAGTCACCAGGAATAACGCCTGGATTTTGTTGCGGGAATACGGTGTTAGTTGTAGCAGTCACGGTATTCTTTACATCCAACCGAGCGCGGTGGACATTGCCAGCCAGCAGTTGCTTGAATTGCTCAGATTTTACAAACTCTTGACCAGCGGAAAGGTTTTCTTGCGCTTGGCTGGTGTAAGGGTTTTCCATCTTTTGCACGATGTCCTTGACAGTGCTTTCAAACTTTTCGGACAGTGCCTTTACTTCGGAACGGATTTCCTCGTCAACCTTGCCTTTTTCAGCGAGCTGACCGTCATACTTTTCCATTGCCTTTTCGATAGTCTGGCCGTAAGTGTCCAGTGCCTTTTTGATTTCGATTTCGTCCATGATTAAATTCTCCTAGCAAGTTGATTAGCCGCATCCAAAAATATGGATGGGTTGATGGTGGTTTTTTCTTCTTCAGCTTGCTCGCCAAGCGTAATAGCCTTCGTCCGTGATACCACCGCAACGGCTTCAGACCTTGAGAGGTTATGAGCATCACGCAAATAAGCCTCAATTTCCTTATAACTTTTTGCTTCGTCTAAATTCTTGATGTCTGCAACATGGGCAGCATTGTCGGCAGGACTTTCCACGACAGAGATTTCAACCAGTTCAATCTCTTTAAGGTCGTACCCACCATTGTCGTTTTCTTCATATTTGACAGGGCGATAGCCAATAGAAAGCCCGCTAATTGCGCCATGCTTCAGCAAAGCGTAAACATCTTGCGCCTTAGAATGCCCTGGCGTAAGTTCGCCCTCCACATACAACCCTTTTTCATCTTCTTCAATGCGTGTCCATTTACCAATCACATCGCCATAATGATTCCAGCGCAGTTGGACAGGGCGGGAACGATTCGCAATAGTCTTTTTATAAGCACCCGCAATAATCGTGTCGCCATAAGCATCAACGCCCCCAAAAACGGAGGCGTATCCACTAAATGACCCTGCTTTTTCTTCATCGAACTTAAATTCGATGTTCTGAATATCAAGTAACTTGTGCTTCATTGTTTACTCCTTGCCCCAGTTGGTTAATGGGCATCATGTTTACTTGTGACAACAGTGAATCGCCGCCCTCTACAGCCTCCCAGCCTTCCATTCTTCGCACTTCGTTAGGCGTTAGAATAGTGCCAGCAACCGCTGTCCTGTACGCTTCAAGGCGTGTTTTCATGTCAGACCTTAGTAGACCTTCAAAGTCAAATTCAAACTCGTAGTTTTTAGCATCTTCTTCGGAAAAGATATTGACTTGGACGGACGCTTCAAAGCGTTCAAGGTATGGGCGCAGGTTCAATTTGTAAAAGCCGCTTACCAATTGTTCGATACCAGACCCCCAGGCACTTGATGCTGCGGTGTCGTTAATCAAAACGGACGGAACGCCAAACCAGCGGGCAATCTCTTCCATTTGAAATCTGCGAGACGCTAACAACTCAATGTCTTGCGGAGAAAGCGATACCTGACTAAACTCCATGCCGTTTTCAAGCACCAGCAAGCGGTCATCTGTTCCGGTTGTCAATGTAGAGAAGTTTTGCCGGACAATATCACGCTGCTCTGGTGTCAAAAGCCTATCCATCGATAGTACGCCGGATGGTTTGCCACCATTTTTATAGATGCTTGATACTGCTTGCTCGGCTGCTTGAGCAACGCCAACGATATTGCGGGCATAACCTAGCGGAGACTTGCCCTGTACGCCATTGCCGTATAGCTTGACGTGCCAAATAGATTCGGATGAATAGACCTTTATATCTGCGCCGTCTGTGTAAACGTAAATCACGGAGCCATCAGGCAGCAACCTAACCTCCACCTGACCAGACATAAGAGGCATCAGGCTCATTATGTTGCCGCCTGCCATGCCCTTTAATGCGTAGCAATTACCATGCAGAACTAGGTTAAGCATCATTGA